AAGCCCCATTGAAAACAGACCTAACCACCGGAGGGGAGAAACTTCAAATAGTACTAAGCAAGGATGACCAAAAGCTATAAACCCAACAGGGGACAACTCAAGCTGCGCGAGGTCTTAATGGATGACACCAAGACCCGCGTTCTTTGTTATGCGGGGGCACGGGCCGGAAAGACGTTTGAGTTTGTAAGGTCTATTGTTGTCCGGGCATTGCACGCCCCCAAGTCCAGGCATGCCATTATCCGTAAACACTTTTCCATCGCAAAGAAATACATCTGGCTTGACACCTTGCCGGGAGTGATTGAACTTTGCTTCCCAAACCTGAAGGGCCAGATCGAGATCAACAAAAGCGACTATTTTTACAGGCTACCTGGTGGATCTGAAATATGGATCGGGGGCCTTGACGACAAAGACCGCGCCGATAAGATTCTGGGCGGCGAATACAACACTATGTTTTTCAACGAATGTTCGGAAAAGTCATGGCACGCCGTTTCCACAGCACTCACAAGGCTTGCTAAGAAATCCGAAAGACTGAACGGGCAGGATTTAATCAACAAGGCATACTTTGACACGAACCCGCCCACTAAATCGCATTGGAGTTACAAGCTATTCTTTGGAGGAATAGACCCTGAAACAAGGATACAGATAACCGACGGGCATAAATACCAAGCCGTTCACATCTCACCGGACGACAACGTGGAGAACCTTTCAGCCGATTTTTTGGAAACACTTAAAAACCTGACAGGCGCGAAAAGGAAAAGGTTTTACGAAGGGGCGTATCAAGACGAAATACAAGGGGCATTATGGACAGAGGCTATGATCAATGACAGCAGAGGCAAAGCCCCTGAGTTGATTAAGATTGCCGTGGCCATTGACCCCGCCACCACCAACACCGCCGAGAGCGACGAGACAGGTATTATTGTAGCGGGTAAATGCGCTAAGGGTGAATATTATGTGCTGGATGACCTGACCGGGTTTTACTCGCCTAACGGATGGGCCGGAAAGGCTATATCGGCTTACAAGAAGTTCAGGGGCGACCGGATTATCGGTGAGGCCAACAACGGTGGGGATATGATCGAGGCCATTATACGAAACAACGACCCTGAGCTGCCGTACTCAAAGGTATGGGCTTCGCGGGGCAAGATCACGCGGGCCGAACCCGTGGCGGCCCTATATGAGAGCAATAAGGTACACCACACCAAAGAGTTTACAGACCTTGAATATGAGATGACTAATTACACCGGGGAAGCCGGGGAGCAGTCGCCTAACCGCATGGATGCCCTGGTGTGGGCTATCACTTATTTGATGGATCAAAAAGACAAAACCGACGCGGACAAACTTAAAGGGATATTTCACTAATGGAGATTGAAGACAAAACACCCAGGCAGATCATCAGCGAGGTCACGTCGCAAAAAAAACCCATTGACCACAGGGCTAACCTTAATGAGTACTATCCTGACGGCCACGCCATACACGACAGAAGCAAACGTCGCGACAAGGTTATCAAGACCGACAAGGGCACAGAGCTGGCCCCTGTGGCCCGGCTTCCACTTTCCTTTCAGAAGCTAATAGTCGACAGAGCTGCCGCATTTTTGGCAGGTGACGGCATAGATATTATTTCCTCCCCCGACACCGATGCCGAGCGGCTAATTGTGGAGATGATAAGGCGTACTTGGCATGACAACAAGATTGATTACAAGACAAGGCAGATGGCGCGTATATGGATGAGTGAACAGGAGGTTGCCGAGTTGTGGTATTTTGAGGACAAGGACGTGTGGGGAGATATGGGCTTTCAGGGGCCACGAATGAGAGTGCAGGTGCTTTCACATTCACTTGGTGACATCCTTTACCCTTATTTTGACGACTACGGCGACATGATCGCCTTTGGCCGCGAATATGTCATTGACAAGGTGAGGTATTTCGAGGTTTACTTACAAGACCTGAAAATCACTTACCGCAAAGACACCGACTGGACGGAAGTTGAACGTAAAAAAAACATGCTCGGTAAAATACCCGTTATCTATTACTACAGAGATAACACGGAGTGGGGAGACGTTCAAAACCTTATCGAGCGTTACGAGACGATGATCAGCAACTTTGCCGATGCAAATGATTACTTTGCCTCGCCGATGGTGAAGGTCAAAGGCAAGGTAGATGGATTTGCCGAGAAGGGCGAGCAGGGTAAGTTAATTACAATGGATGAGAACGCCGACGCTTCATACCTCACATGGGATCAGGCACCGGAGGCCATCAGGCTTGAAAAAGACACCTTGCAGGAACTTATCATGTCCATGACACAAACACCCGATATATCCTTTAAGCAGATGCAGGGCATCGGCAACCTTTCAGGGATAGCCCTTAAAATGATGTTTCTGGACGCAAAACTTAAGACACTAAAGCACCAGGAGGAGTTCGGAGAGGGCGTACAGCGCAGGATTAACCTGATCAAAAAGGGCATGACGCTTATAAATACCAGCGTAGGTAACGCCGTTAATCTACAGGTCGAGCCGGAGTTTAAGTTCTACCTCCCAAGCAACGATCAGGAAATGATTAATATGCTATCCACGGCAGCCGGAAACCGTGCCATTATGAGCCGTAAGACGGCAGTGGGCATGAACCCGTTCGTTATGGACGCAGAGAAAGAGATGGAGGACATCGCCGATGAAGATGCGGCGCAATTCGGTAATATTTTCCCGGAAGAAGACGTTTAGTCGTAAAATAATGATTGACATACGGCCCATATACGGGCTTGTATTAAATTGGTCGAATATATGAAAGATTTAAAAGAGTTTGAAGACGGTATTGCTGAAGGCATAGAAAAAGGGCTTACCATTGACCCTATGGGAGACTATACTTTTAACATTGACAATGCTGTTGATGGTGTAATTGACTACCTTACACATATTGGGATGCTTACCATTGATGAGGATAACCCTAATTAGAATCGTTCTAAATTACGCCAAAAGTTTGTGTTATTGGTAAATTTTTGCTAATATTATAGCCATGAAGACACGCGACCCAAAGACAGGCAAGTACACAAAAATCAAAACTCCCATTAAAAAGTAAAGCTATGAAAAACAGCGAGAGGCCATATGTGACCGTAAGCGACACAGGAAAAGGACTATCATTACACATGCCTGACGGGACAAAAGTGCCCGGACAGGTTGACCTCAAACTTGAACAAGATTTAGACGAGTACAGAGGAGGCCAGGCAAGGGTTACTGTTTCTTTTATGGCAGATGTTCGCCACCCAAAAATGTATGCCCGCATAGAAGGCAAAGACCTTATTAGTTTACTAACAGAAACGGCTCAAAAATGAAGCTATCCGCCGCGCTGATTGTTCGCAACTCCTCCGACGTTCTGGAACGTTGTTTAAAATCCATTGAAGGCATAGACGAACTGGTAATTGTCGACACCGGAAGCGATGACAACACCATTGAAATAGCAAAGCAGTACACAGACAAGGTTTTTACTTATTACGGGTGCAATAAGCCCCAGACTAAGAACGGTCTGTTTATGAACTTCGCTGATGCACGCAACCAGGCCCTAAGCCAATGCACGGGGGATTACATCCTGACCATTGACGCTGATGAAGAACTACAGCCTGGAGGTATTCAGGCTATTAGGTCCAGGCTGAAAACCCAATACGCTTTAAGCATCCTCTGTATTTCATCTCGAACAGGTGAAGAACACAGGCAGCCAAGGGTGTATAAGAACGACCCCGCTATTTACTGGAAAGGTGCGGCGCACAACTACCTTACCTGTGGACCGGGGGAGAAGACCGGCATAACAATTACCTACCACTTCAATGCTCAGAAGAAAAAAGACCCTGACCGCACGTTGCGCATACTTGAGAACTGGATAACTAACAACCCACGTAACTGCACAAGGGAATTATTCTATGTGTCGAAGGAATACAATAAGCGTGGATTGCATAAAAAAGCCTTAAAAGTTTTGAGGCGTTACCTTCGCAGAACCAAGTTCCAGCCGGAAAAGGCCGACGGATACATAATGCTTTCACGTAGCTATGCGGCACTCGGCAAAATACATAAAGCCACCAACTCAGCTATGGCCGCCATTAATTTGAACCCAGACTGCTCGGAGGCGTTAAGGCTTGCTGGCGACTTATCCGGGGATGTGAACAGGGCCAAGTGGAGACACCTGGCAGATAAGGCTACAAATACCGGGGTGTTGTTTACACGCCCCGACAACCGCCCAAGGGTAACCATGCTAAGCACCGACGACTGGGCAGGGTCAGGATATAGGATTTGTAAGGCCGTGAGAAGCTACACGGGGGGGCGAATAGACATCGAGGCATATACACTCCGTGGAGGCCACTTCGGGCTGCTAACTGGTTCGCCCATTGACGAGGTAGGTAGGTCGATTATACAGGAACGCATCAACAACAGCGACATAATCCACTACAAGGGAGATTACCCACACGGCAGGGAGTTTCACGGGCTGACCATCCCTAGCGACAAGAAGATTATCTACACCGTGAGCGGATCTGACTTCCGGCGCAATATGGACAACCCTGAATTTATAGAGCAGTTCCGGGGAGATTTGAACACGTACATGACCAAAGACCTCCACGTGGATGGGTGGGAGTACATGCCCCAGCCCTATAGTTTGTTTGACTACCGCTGGAAGAAAGGAAAGAAACTAAAAATAGTACACATCCCGTCTGACCCCAGCAAGAAAGGATCAGCGATGATTGAGCATGCTATGGAGATACTGGCCGCCAAAGGGATTGACTTTGAGTACATATACCGCACAGGAATACCCCACCATGAAAGCCTGATGTTAAAGCGCGATGCGTCCATCTACATTGACCAGATGGTTTACTCATGTGTGGCCAATGCTGCATACGAGGCGATGGGCTTTGGTGTTCCGGTAATAAGCTGGTCGGATGATGATATCGTAATGTCGCCAAATCAGCAGACCGCCGAGGCGTTGGCAGAGCTAATTGAAAGTTTAACCTGGGGTGATCTTCGTTTGCAGTCCCAAAAGCAGTTTAGAGCTGTGCAGCTTCGATGCGGGGGCATGGGTCGCAGATGGTCGGACACTTATAAAAACCTACTGACATGAAAGGACGTTTGTATCAAAAGCTATTGAACGCCGAGGCCACCATCCAGCGTCTCGAAAAGGAGAACAATAAGCTAAAGGCCGAACTCGACACATACAGAGACAGTGACGAGATCAAAGAATCCATCCGCCAGGAGTTTGAGGACAAACAAAATGGCATTATAAGGTCATGAGCCTGACCGACTACGACATACAGCACTGGAAGAATATCGCGCAGAATATGCGTGCCACTCAAAGCGCGTTCCGCAGGCTTGCCGACCGCGTATCTAAGCTATACGAACAGATACCCGGAGGCCATCCGTTTGACCTTAACGCACACCCTGAAATCAAAAGGCGCATAGAGATTGAATTACGCGCGCTGGCAAGGGAGATACAGTCCGGAATGATTAACGGCATCAACAATGAGTGGATGCTGTCGAATCAGAAAAACGACCGGATGCTTAATGACATGCTTGGGGACAGAACACTCCCATCCAAGTTGGAAGACAAATGGAGGGGACGCAACCTTTCCGCCCTTGAGGCGTTTCGCAGGCGTAAGGTTGGAGGATTGGGGCTATCAGACAGGGTCTGGAATATCGCCAAGGGGCAAGGCGTTAACATAGAGAGGCAATTAGCTTTGGGGATATATGAGGGCACTCCCGCAAAAGAATTAGCATCAGAGATGAAGCAGTATCTACGTGACCCTGACANGCTATTTCGCAGGGTCAGGGACGCAGAGGGAAACCTTAAGCTAAGCAAGGCCGCCAAGCAGTACAAGCCGGGACAGGGAAGGTACAGGTCGGCTTACAAGAATGCGCTAAGGCTGACACGTACCGAGATCAATATGGCCTACCAGAAGGCAGACAACGAACGATGGAAGGACATGGACTTTATTACAGGCATCCGGGTCGAGCGATCTAACGCGCCCTATGATTGTGATATATGCGCCGCCGGGGTGGGGGATTACCCAAAGGATTACGAGTGGTCGAGTTTTCACCCGAACTGCCGCTGCCGGGCTATACCCATACGTGCCAGCCAGGATGAGTTTTTGGCTTCACTTGACGCAGCAGAACAGGGAAAAGATTATCAGTTTAGTGGGCAGGTAAAAGATATCCCGGATTCATTCAAGGAGGTATTAAACACAACTAACTACACACATCATGGACATTAAGTTTCTTACGGACAACGCCGATAGCTGGATAATTCCATACGTGGAAAAACTAAAAGTATTAATACCTGATGCCGAACACATATATACCACGGACGGAATGAATCCATTTGAAGTTGTAAAAATGTTCGAGCGCAGGATGGCAGAGTACACCGGCTCCCGATATGCGGTGGCCGTGGATAGTTGCACCAATGCTTTGTTCCTGTGCTGCCGTTATTTGAATGTTGAAAAGGTATGGCTACCAAAAAAGACATATCTAAGCGTACCACAGTCAGTTATACACGCAGGTGGTGAAGTGGTATTTGAAGACAGGCCGTGGCAGGGTGTATATCAGCTCAAGCCTTACCCGATATGGGATGCCGCCAAGCGCCTTACGAAGGGGATGTACATGAAAGGGCAGTTCATGTGCCTTTCGTTTCATATAAAAAAACTACTTCCAATTGGTAAAGGCGGCATGATATTAACTAACGACATTAAAGCAGCTGAGTGGTTCAGGAAAGCACGTTACGAGGGAAGAAGCGAGAGGCCTTATGCCGAGGACAATATTGATATGCTGGGCTGGAACATGTATATGACGCCTGAGCAAGCAGCAAGAGGTTTAACGCTGATGCAAAATTACCCCGACAGGGTAGAAGATTTATTGGAAGATTATAGGGATTTGACAGAATTTAAAATATTTAAACATGGATGATCTCGGGCT